ACTTTTCTTATGGGCGGTATGTAATTGTCTAAGTACGGTATTGATTACTATGGTGCAGCGTATTACGGGTCTAATACACTCGTAACTTTTAATGCTTCACCATTTTTAGCTGTGCCGTACGACTACTCTGCTATTAGATTAACTTGGGCAACCCCAACGGGCTCATGGGATTATCTTCGTCTTATTAGAAACTCATATGGGTTTCCTGTAACAGCAGATGATGGGGATGTTTTATTTGAGGATGCAGCCGCTACATCACGTACCTCTTATTTTGATACTGGGTCGGTCCCAAATAATAGTGGGTTAAAATCAGGTCACTCATATTATTACAGTGTTTTTGTTCGTGAAACTGTGCACTCAACGTGGAAAGTAGCTGGTAATGCTATTGGGGTTTCTGTTAAAAACTATAACACTGCCACCGATATGTACAATTACCTTCCAACTATTGATGCTTCTCAAGTTCCATACGACTCTTCTGTTGAACAAGATAATAACTTTTTACAAAGGTTTTTAAAGTTATTTGCTTTAAACCTAGACCTTTATAAAACTCAAACAGAAAACATATCTAACCGATATGACATTACAAATTTAAATGGCTTACTTGTGCCTGTATTTATGCGCCAATTTGGTCTTAAATACGAACCAGAACTTGGCCTTAAACAATCTCGTGTTCTTCTTAATAATGCTGTACGTTTGTATAAGAATAAAGGCAACAAACTAGGCGTAAAAGAGTATGTAAAAGCCTATGCAGGTTATGACAACGTAGTTTCTATGGGTAAGAACCTTATGTTAGATAGTAATGACTCTTCTTTTGAAAACTCTATTGGTTCTTGGGCATCTGTAGGAAGCTGTTCTTTAGCTAGACACTCAACAACTGATAGTCCAACTATTGTCCCTTACGCAGAACCTACTGCTCAAGCTAATTTTCCAAATTTACAAGCTGCAACTCTTCAAGTTACTGGGACGGCAAGTGCAACGGCAGAGTTTGCTTTATATGGTGATACTCCTATTCACTATGGAATTCCCATCTCTGCTTCCACGGCTTATACATTTAGTGGATACTCTCAAGCTGCAACAACTGCTCGTTCTGTTACAGCTTTAATTGCATGGTATGACTCTAAAGGAACTTTATTAAGTACCTCTAGTGCTGGTTCTGGAGTTACAAACACTGCGGGAAGTTGGCATCGTTTTAGTAAAACTGCAACATCTCCTTCAAACGCTTACTTTGCAGTTCCTCACGTTAAAATTGCTAGTACTGTTTCTTCAGAAAAACATTACTTTGACGCTTTTCAATTTGAGTTGGGTTCTTCTGCTACAGCCTTTCAAGATGCACGACAAATTCAAATCACTCTTATAGCAAGTAGAATTAATGAACTTTTAAATCCTAATTTTGAAACTAATACAAGTAACTGGACTTTTACAAATGGAACAGCTTCTCTTGCTGTTGGTGAAGTAGGAGTTGACCCAGCCGCCCCTTCAGTTCCTATAAGTGGTGGTTCTATAAAAGTTTCTCCAACAGTTGCTGGGGCAGTAACTGTAACCTCTAGTTCCATGCCTATTTTTGCAAACAACGATTACACTTTTAGTATTTATGCTTATGATGATAGTTCTAGTTATCCTTTAACACCTTTTATCTCTTGGTATAACAGCTCAAATACTCTTATATCTACTCACTATGGCACACCATTTACTTCTTACGATAACTGGACTAGAAATTTTGTTACTCATACGGCTCCAGCCACAGCTGTTACTGCAAAAGTAGGGATTACTTGGACGGCCTCAGTTGCTGTGCATGAAATTTATTTAGATGCTGCTCTATTTGAAAAATCTTCATTTGTTAACTCATACTTTGATGGCAGCAACGGTGTAGCCCAGCTTGCTGACCTATTTTGGGAAGGTAATTCCCCTAATGCGGCCAGAAGCCACTACTACGTCAACCGCTTTGCTGTACAAAGCCGCCTTATTAATACTCTACCCAACTGGATAACTCTAGGGAGCACTTTCGAACTGTTGTTCGCACAGCCAGGAACGTAGTAGGATAGCCCTATGTTTAATCTATTACTCGTAGGGATGTTTACCGCATTTTTTATCGCCCTTGTAGAACCTGTAAGGGACTTACTTACTATTGTTCTTTCTAGACGCGCCGCTAATGTTTTCTTCTTTGTTTTATTTTCTTTTACCTCAACATTTATTTTAGAGCCAGAATTTAATACAAAGCTCATTGTTAAAGTGGTTGCAGGGTCGTTTCTTGGCTCTTTCTTAAATCTAGTAACGGAACGCGTTACTACCTACCAAGCAGCAGTTATTAGGGCGGTTGGTCAAGACCGCTAGGCTGTGTGTAGTATTTGCCTCCATCGATAAGGAGGACCCATGTATTTTGTACTAGTTGCGGGCAACGGTGAAAGCAGTAGGGCAAATACTGAAGCCCTTATGGAAGACCATTATTACGCCAAAGGTGCAGAGGGAACTTTAGTTCTTGCATATGACAAGCAACCTACCAAGAGCCACATTTTTGCAGCCCAGTACGCTAAAGAAAATAACAAAGACATTATGGTTTTTTGTAATGAGGATGCTCAGACCACAGGAATTCCTGGCGCTTCTCAATCTCCAACTGCTCAACCAGTAAAAGATGCTGTTGCATTTTTAAAAGGACAAGAGGCTGTTGCATTCCTTCTATGGACAGAAGATGATGTAGATATTTTGGTAGAGTGCAAGAACGCCGAAATATCAGCAGTCAATCTTTGCGATGGCTTAGTTCCCCTTAATGAAATTTCGACCCCTAAGCCCATTCAAGAAGTTAAGGTAGAAACACCTAAACATGTACAGCCTGAGTTAAACTTTAAAGAGCTCCTAGAGGCGCATATTAAGAGCTCACAGGAACTGCTCAAGAGGCTCAATGCCTAAGCTCTCACTTAGGGCTAGAGCAGCCCTTTATTACTTTGCCAACAGCGATATGTCTATTAGCGCTGACCGTTTGGCTGAAGAGGTACGTGAAAATAGAAAAGCAATACTAACGGCTCTAAAAGAGCTGAGGGAAGCAGGGTACATAGTTACCCGTAAAGAACGGACTCCGAGAGGGGTTAGAACCGTCAGTTATGTGACAGAGAGTGGCGCTTTAGAGGCCAACTCCTGGGGTGTGAAAGCTAATATGTGGAGTCCACAAAAGGAACTTCTGATACAGCACAATGTGCAGAATAACATAATACAAGTATTAGCTTATTCTGCTAATAATATAAATAAAACAACAATCGACGAGCGATTGGGGGAAGAAATGGGATACGAGTTCTTTAAAGGCACTTCCAGCGCAGATGGCAGTGAGCAAGAGTCCGAGCGTTTAAAGGCGGTTGCAGAACGCAAGAAAGTTTACCAAGAGCAAAAAACTAAGGCGCAAGCAGAACGGCTAGAGACCCGCTCCAATAGAAAACCTGAGGATTGGAATGTTAATCAATCAGCCCTTGAGTTTGAACAGCGTATGACTGAGATGTGGGAGATTAAGCCTTGGAAGCTTTCAGGCAGTAAGTTTTATATTGCACTTGCATCAGCCCGTAAAAAATATGATACTAACGGCCTCATTGAACTTGAGATGATGAATTTGTTTTTTACACAGTTAAAAGTAAACAAAGAGACAGATGGCGAGAAGTTGTGGAAGTTGTTTATTTCGCGCTTTTCAGAACTATCTAATCAAGCTAGGCTACGAATTACTTCCCCTGAGATTATGGCTAGAGCCAAGGCATCTGCTGAGGAACAATGGAAGAAAGAGTTTGGGGAGGATTTTGATGTTTGAGTTAGCCAAGCTGCCTGTTCGCCGTAGAACTTGGGTGCAAACTGCCGCTATCCCAAAAGCCCGTCTTGGGTGGACCTTAGGTGACTGTACAGATGCCCCAGAAACGGCGCTCAAGCCCGTTAGGGGCTGGTTGAAGCTAGCCCTTGAGGGAGAATACATTTTGAAGGCTGGAGGGGCTAAATGCGGGCGAGGAATCCTTTTTTACGGAGAGCCAGGTAGGGGTAAAACTACCCTTGCTTTAGCCGTCATCCAGGAGATACTGACGACTTTTCCCATAGAGGCTTTTGTTCCTCAAGAAGGTAAGGTAATTGTTCGCCCCTGTTATTTTTCTACTTTTAACGGAATTTTAGATTTAAAGGGAAAATTAATGGATAGTCCAACAGAGGCGGAAGAAACTCTGTATGCGGGTATTTTGGGGGAGTGCAGAGATGATGCCTACAACATCAGGGTTTTAATAATTGATGACATAGGCAAAGAGCACACAAGTTTGTCGGGTTGGCAAAGCAATATGCTTCACCACATTCTAAGAACACGATTTAATAACGGACTTCCCACTATCGTTACTAGTAACATTG